GGTTCCAGTGCTGGCGAGAGCTGTGATCTTTGAGTCTGGCATGGTCTAAAAGTGTTAGTCGGTGATCAGTGAGAAAATCAGTTTGGAAGTCCCGTCTTCCTGTAAGACGAGAAAGTCGTCCTCTTGCAGCATATTGCGGGCTGCCGGAGGATATGGGTCGATGGCCGACTCGGAGTCGGATGCCAGCGACATTGTGAGGTCGAGCGTCATTAGGCGCGCGCGAGGTAGGCCAAGGCCTTTCCGGAGGCGAGCTGGAAGCTGGAGATCCTGCCTCGGATGATGAACCCACCCGGGAACGTGATGCCTGTCCAGGTGCCAGAGATTCCGGTTCCTGCGATGCTGGTCAGCGTGCCCGATTCGGCAAACTGAATGGCGGTGTAGCCAGCGGAGTTCAGCGCGGTTCCGGTCACAGGTACGACGCCTTGGAATCCCATGGAGTCCTGCGTAGCAATATCGGTTTGAACGGGCATTGTATTGGGTCTGTTGAGAGGGGGCCTCGGCCCTATTGCCAAGGCCCCCAGGTTGTCTGCGTTATCCTTTACGAACTTTCGGTGCTAAGGCTCCCTGTACCCACAGTACGAGCTTGCCTCCTTCTGGGACATTCGCAGTGTTGAAATTGTCGCGTTGGAGAGACGCATCAATATCGGGACCAGCAACGAGCTTAGATTTGCCGTTCTTGTCCACCGCAATGGTAGTAGCGAGACGCATATCCTTTTGGATTAGGCGGTCACGAGGATCTCGGCCTGGGTGTCGTCGCCGACCGCGGCGCCGAACATGATGTCGTACGACGCCATGTGGCTGCGAGTCGCACGGCTGTACCAGACAGACAACAAGCAGCTCAGGCCGTTGTTGGTGGTGACCGTGCGCTGCTCGACAAACTCGCCGGCGATCATTCCGATCGGAAGGCCAGCGGCGATGGCGATGGCATCAGGGCCGCAAACGAATCCGACCGTGTTGGCGGTCGCGGAGGTCCAGCGGTTGTTCTCGGCGATCACATCGAAGCCGAACCGGCCGTTGTTGAGGGGGCCGTAGCGGCTGTCCGGCATAGCCACGGTGCCGGCGGAGGCAGTGCTTTGGCCGGAGAACTGGATGCGGGCCAAGTGGCCACCGTCCAAGATGAGGTTCTTGCTCCGGTAGTTCTTGGCAAGGGCGAGGATCTGAGGCAGATCGGAGCTGTCGAAGTTGGCCGCGGTGCCGATGATGCCGGCGCCGGCGGCGGGCGTGCCGTAGTTCGCGGAAGTCATCAGCGCGGTCAGCTTATCGCTGATGCCGTAGGCGAACAGGTCGGCAGAGCCAGCGGCCAGGTCGGCCAGGCTGAAGCCCTGGTTAAGCTCCTGCTGGGTGACGGTGAAGTTCTTGGAGATCTGCTGCACGGTCACCTGAACGTTGTCCAAGGTGCTGTCGTTGTTGGTTTCCCAGTTCGTCGGGTTGGTCTGGGCAGCGGTGCCGGTGCTGTACTTCTTGACCTGCACACGGGCCTGAGGGCGGAGGTTGTCCAGGCCGACGTTCCGGGAGAACGCGGAGACCAGGGCCAAACGAGTGGCGGCCACGGTGATCACGGCATCGGCGAGATAGTCGACAACCAAGCTGCCGGCGAACGTGTTGGCGTTCTGGGGAGCGTGAATGGCGCTCTGGCGCAACAGCTCGCTGTGGTTGGAGATCAACCAGGAGCGGCGGTCGGCACCGGCCTGCATCTTCTTGTGAGCCTCAAGCAACGGGTTGCCGAGGTTCTCGATGCGAACCGGGGCGATGGGCTCCGGAGCCGGGGCGGCGGTGATGGTCTTGGCGCTGATGGCAGCGGCAACGGCCTTGGCCACGATGGCGTCGATGTCGAGGGCGGACGGCGCACTAGGAGCGGCCGCCACCACGGTGTTGGATTCAGTCATGTTGTGTGGTGTCTGCTGTGATGTCGGCGCGGTTGTCGCGCCATCTTCGGAGGCGGAAGTGCCTGCCGTAGAAAGTTTATCGTCCGGAGATTCATCCGGTGTTTCGCCTTCCTCGATTTCGAGCTGGGCATAGAGGGCCTTGAACCAGTCACGGCCGGCGGCGCCGCCCCATAGATTGGCTGACACGTCTGCCGGGCTGTTGGGCTCGGCTTCAAGGAAGCGCTCATTGCGCGCCCACCATGCGTTCGCCTTCTGGATCTTGGCCTCGTTAGGGGCTTCACCGGCCACCAAGGCCTCGGCCTCTAAGACGGTCTGCTTCTCAAGGCCATCACCGGCGAGACCTTCGGCATACTGCTCAAGGCCGCGGCGGAGGTTGTTTCGGACGGTCTCCGGGGCGGTCTTGGTCACAGCCCGAGGATGCCAGCAGGCTGCCATGGCGAGCTGCTCGGTGCTCTTGTCGGCCAGGCCGAACTGGATGGCCTCCTGGGCGGTGAACCAGGTTTCCGCGGTCATCGCCGCACGAATCTGGGCCGAGGTCTTGCCGGTGCGTTTGACGTAGATGCCGGCCAAGATCTCGGCGTGTTGATCCAGAGCGTCGGCCATCTTCCGCATATCGTCCGAGGTTCCGGCCACCATTCCAGACGGGTCGTGAATCATGAACAGAGAGGCCTCGGCCATCTCGATGGTGTCGCCAGCCAGGGCGATGATGGAAGCAATCGAGGCAGCGATGCCGACCACCCGGGTGGTCACCGGAGTCTGCCGGCCTCGGAGCATGTTGTAGATGGCCAGGCCGTCCCAGACGTTGCCACCGGGGCTGTTGATTTCGACCACCAATGGGCCGGGACCGACAGACATCAGGGCATCGGAGAACGCCTTGGCCGAAATGCCGGATCCGCCGAACCAGTCCTCACCGATTTGGTCGAAGATCTGGATGGTGGCGGGCTCCATGGCCGAGGCCCGCGGCTGGTAGGAAAGCCAGTTGGTTACTTTAGTCATTCGGTTTTCTTGGCCCTAGGTTTGCGTTTCTTCGGGCCTGCCGCGGCGACAACCTCTCGGATGGGCTCGGCCGGGATTTGTTCAGGCATAGTGCCCGACGGGTTTTCTTGCATGGCCATGTCGGCCGGTTCCGGTGCAATCGGCTGCTTCTGGGCGGTCGAGATTTGCGAAACGTCGATGCCGTACTTTTCGGCCAGGTCTTCAATGTATTTGGCCTGTTGTGCCTTCGACTCCAAGGCGGAGCGCCAGTCGATACCGCGGGCGCCATAGATCTCGTCGAAAGTTGTCACACCGGCTTCCAGCTCGGCCAGTTGGGCGGCAGAGTTGCGGCCGACGTCGACATTCGGAGCCCGCGGCGCCTGGATGGAGACTTCGTACCAGTCGTCGGGAGAGTCGCGCAGGCTGGGATCCACCCGGATGGCGTACTCCATGACGTGTTCCCAGATACGGCGGGCGGCCGATGCCATCACCTGGTGGCGGCTCCGGAACCACACCGACGACATATCGAGGGCGCCGCGGTAGACGGTGCCCTGCATTCCTTCGGGAAATACCAGGATGTACGGGATGCCGACGCCGGCGCACACCTTCTCGGTCAGGTTGCGCCAGTATTCGCGCATGTTGACGTTGGGGCGGTCGGCTTGGAACTGCTCGAACTCGTCGCCGGATTTCAGCACCTTCACCGAGGAACCGAAGACGTTCTCGTAGTAGTTCTGGGCGGTGCCTTGAGAACCGGCCACACCTGAGCGCAGGCTGGTGGCCTGAACTTCCCCGGAGCTGGTCTTGATCACCTGGGCCACACTGGAGGCCAGCTTACAGGATTCCATCTCCAGCTTTTGGAGATCGTCCAGGTCGTGAAGGTCGTTGATCACACAAGCCACGAACGGCAGGCCGCGGAGCTGGCCGGCACGCTGGGCTTCGTAGATGTGAATGATCGAGTCGGATGAGATCGAGCGAATGTCGGCGAGCTGTCCCTGTTGTTGCTCCTGGCCGACGAAGTAACTGAGAGCCCGACCGGTGCGAGTATCGAACCGCACACCATCGAAGATGTCCGGTTGATTCTCCTGCCCGGTAGGTGTGGAAACCTGCTGCGGCTCGATGAGCTGCAGGCGGGGCCGGCCGGTTTCGCCCTTAGTGAGCAAGATGAAAGATTCGCCGTCGTAGAACCAGCCGCGGGCAGCCAATGACATCAGGGTGCCGAAAGACTGCCGGGATCCGATGTCCGGATATCTGCACCAGATATCCCACCATTTCTTGGCCTTGAGATTCCATTCCGGATCCGAGGAAGCCGGCTGCACCGAGAAGTTGCTGCCGACGGTGTAGTTCTCGAACAGGTCACCTAGGCGGTTCATCACCGCGTTATTCTGCTCGAAGAACCGGGACTTCCGGACGATCTGCTGCCGGGTCGAGCTGGTGACATCGAACCGCACCGAGGTGTAGCTGGTGTCGAGGAAGGATCGGCGGATCGAGTTAGACGCGCCCTCGTAACGGTCGACGGGTGCCGACCGGAACTTGTTCAGGATGGTGTCAAGGAAGCCCATCAGGTCATTCCTGTTCTGATGGTGCCCTCTCGACGGAAGTTCGAGAAGTCGCCGCCGTAGCTGGTCACAGCAACCAGGACAACGGCCATCATCTTGTTGAAAATCTGGGTGTCGGTAGGGGCTGAAACGCCATCCTGGCCGAGTAAATAGACAGCCAGGTCGTAGTCGTCGAGGAGGCTTTCCCACATCTCAACCATCTCGGACGGGGTGGGGGCGCCTTTTCCGGGCTCGGCGAATTCGACGGACACATCCGACGATGAAGTCGACCGGACCACCTGCCCGGATTCGATCACTGATGATGCCGAGGCGGACTTAGCAGCCAAGGCAGCCAATAGGGTCACACCGCCGAGCGTCGAGTAGACAGCCCGGAGGTAGCTCCTTTTGATGGCCACCGTGAATGTGAACATTCCGGCGGAGACCCTGCAGGTGTTTGGCCTGCCTTCAACCAGTTAGTAAAATTATTGGTCGGGTGTTGAAACAAGGTCGTTCCACAGCATCACCATTGCGAGTTGCATGATTTCACAGTCGTGAAGGTGATCCGGCCATTTCTGGTTGCGTTTTACCCAGACGTGTTTGATGCGACCGGCACGATTTGCCTGTGGGCGAAGGACGTGTGAATCTAAGTGACGCCAGTAAAGGTCAGGATCCGCCACGTAAGCACCTTCGGCCTGGACGTTGGGCGGTTGCTGGTGGACGCCCCATTCTCGGTCGATGTCGCCCTTTCTTAGCCTTGAGAGCATATCGCGAAGGTGCTCGGTGTCGAACACTAGGAGCGGCTGCACCACATCAGTCCGCATCGATGATGATGTCGACAGGCCGAACGGGTGCACGGCGCCGGAAGCTGTCGTGAACCGGGCGCCGGTCTCGCGGCCTTTTAGCGGCATCCAGCCGATCACCATGGGCTTTCTTAGGCCTCCTTCGGGTGGGTAGCGCAGCCCACAAGGGAAGGTTATCGGGTTGGATGTCACCGAGGAATAGGCGGCGCAGGCGTCGTAAACCGTCTGCGTGTTGAAACCGGAGTCGATGCCCACATCCATGTCGTGAACATTGAGGGCCACCTGCACCCGGCGGAGGGCTGCGAAGTCGTCGGCATGGCCGGCTGCGATCAGGGTGGAGTTGCCGTCCTTCCATTCGCGGCAGACCCACCACAGGAACGGCGCCACAGCCTGGACGTCTGCGGTCAGATAGCGGCGGCCGCCATCGAGTGTCACTGTGGCGGATGTCTCGGGCCGTTCCTGTTGGATGTCCTGTTGTTCCCAGGGCTCGGCCAAGTTGCCGTTGATGAAGCCCTGGAGGCCGGCCATCGAGGATTTGGCTTCAAGGAAGGCAACGGCCAAGTGTCCCCAGGTGCATTTGCGATCCGGGCTGTAAAGGCTGCTTAGATGGTAGGACCGAACACCGGGCATGGCGTTGGGATTCTCTGGGCGCCATTGTCCATGGCGGAGGGCTGCTACCTTGTGGGCATCGGTGATCTTACCGAGGCAGAGCTGGCAGACGTAGTGGGCGGAGGCCCGAACCTTGGCTAGGTCGTGTTTACCGTCCTCGGTCTTGGCGTCGTCCCAGGTCACTTGGCGCCATTCGAGTTTAATGTGCTCCCGGCAGTGTGGGCAGGGCAGGTAATACCGGCGCTGGTCCCCGCGGAGGAAGCGCTGCCAGATCCGGCCTTCGACCACGGTGGGCGTCGAGGTCATGAAGGCCTTGGAGCTTGAGAAGCTCTTAAGGCGCTGCTCGGCCAGGTCGAGGGCGTCGGCTTCTTTGCTGGTGGCCTCGGCAAACTTGTCCACCTCGTCGGCGATCAGCACCCGTACCGGACGAGAGGCAAGGTTTGCCGGTGAGTTGGAGCCTACAAACGTCAGGGTCGACCGGGTAAAGTTCTGCTCGAGGTTGGTGATCTTGTCGGCCTCGGCCGGGAAGCACTCCAGCATGGTCGGGCTGTCCTCCAGCATGGGCAGCCAGCGGGATTTGCTAAACGACCGGGCGAGATTCTCGGAAGGCATCAGCCACAAGGCCGGGCTGGGCTCGTTGGCAATTAGCCAGGCCAGGCCGGCCATCAGGGTGGTCGTCTTCGAGGTTTGGCTGCCCCAGCACAGTGTCACTTCAGAGACCGATGGGTTCTTCCAGTCCTCCATGGGCTCCCGGGTATAGGGCCGTACCGACGTCGAGAACGGCCCCGGGTGCTCGGTCTGACGTTGGGTAAGCCGGAGGTTGGCCTCGGACCATTCGACCACAGTCTGCTGCGGGGTCGGCTTGTAGAGGTTGCGGCGATAATCAAGCAGGTTGCGCTGGAGGTCGGTCAAGTTTTCCATGGGTCGGTATTGTGTAACGTCTTGAGGCAGACCTCCTGGACCCACCTGGTCAATTCACGCTCGGCGTGCTCGGGGTCGTGCGGTGCTATCCGGCCGGAGAGCTGTTTCGGCATCGCCTTTAGCAGTGAGGCCACCGCCCCATCGTGCTCCTGCATCACCTTCCGCACCCAGTCGCCGGAGACCAGTCGCCGTTCCTTCTCGGCCTGGGCGATCACCTCGTCACGGGCCGACGTGAGGTTCTTGGCGGCCGCGGCATGGATGGCAACCAAGCGCCCAGCATCGGCCCGGCCGCCCCGGAGGGCGTCGACAGCTAGGTCGTAGGCTGCACGCTCGATTTGCCGTTGGCGCTCGTATGCGCCTTCTGGCGAGTCGGTAGCGGCTGTGGCTGTGTTGATAGGGTTTGCTGCTTCAGCAGGCCTGTATGGGCCTTCCTGTTCGATTGCGGTGGTGTCTGGTGTGGGCGCTTGTTTAGGAACAGACTTGGCGCGTGTCTTGATATTCTGAGATCGCCATAAGTCGGCTGCCTCAGGGCTGTCCATTGGCATTCCTTGTTGAATAAGCTGGGCCACCCGTGGCTGGCTTATACCGATCCGGTCGCCGTATTCCTTTTGTGTCATGAAAGCGCCTTCTTGATTTCATCCGGTATCATCGAGTCCGGCAGTGTGGCGGCGTATTGCAAAGCTCGAAACACGCCGTCCCTACGGGAGTCGCCTTCTTTCGGCACGCAATAGCCAGCGAGGTGTTCCGGAGGTGTTCCGCTTTTCATCAAACGAATAAACCAAGCAACATTGGCCAATCCATATTGATCAACGAGGAATTGTATTTGTGTTGGCATAAGGTATTTGTTAACAGCATTACTCACACAGATTGATAGGGGTCTCGCGTTCACCTGTTCTG